CAATTGTCTTAGTGCTTGAGTTGCTGCTTGTGATAAGCCACCAATCATATGTGTCAAACCAAAACCATAAAAACCTAAACCAGGTAAAAATTTAAAGTGAACAAAGTATTCTATTCTTTGAAAAGTAATATCGTTTGGTCTGTAGTTTCTATAAATAGATAACACTTCTCCAGATCCCTCATCGATTGTTACAACGTAAGGAATTTTAATTTTTTTTGCTTTGTCATCAAAGTCTTCAAAGTCATCTAAATTTAAATCTACATGCATTTCTAAAATATTGTGCAGATAATCTGATCCTGTGCCTTTGACTCCTTCTAATTCATTTAATTTTTTTTGTACTTGATCTGGTTCACTATTTGAATCTATTAAATCTATGTCTCTGTAACTACCTGCAGCCATTTTTTTTGTGACTTCATTAGCTGTCATTTTGATCACGTGAGTTATTCTCTCACAATCTTTGAGATCAGATGCGTAGTATGGAACAACTAAATCCTCTGCTGGTATAAATTTTGATACGGGTCTATCGAGTAGTGCATCATAATATATTTTTTTAAAAGTAGATCCAGACAATGGAAGATAAAATAACATCTGATCCATGTCTGTTGTGTAGTCTTCCATTTCTTCCATAAGAAGATAATTCATATAATCTTTGACTCTGTCTGCTTGTTGTTCGGTGGCCGGTGTAACTGCACCTACAACCTGGGTTCGAACTGGCCCATCAGATGGAACTAACTCTTTGTATGCTTGTGCTTGGAATTGTGTTACAGACTCAGCTAATAAAGGATGCGTGACACCGGATGCACCTTTGAATGGTTTTGTTACCTCTTGATATTTTGTGCCTAGTAAATCTAAACCTTTAATATATGCATCTTCCCATTCTTTTCTTGATGTTTTATCTTTCTTGTATTCTTGTATAAGATCCATACCCATATCTTTTAGGGTACGTTCATCCATACCTAATGCTAAATTTGCGTTGAAATCGTCTTGAGGTCTTTCTTCAACAATCTCTTCTCCACCTTCAACTTCTACATCAATTGGAAGACCTTCAGGTTCTTCTACCTGAGCCTCTTCTTTAAATTCTTCTGTTACTTTTTCTACAGCCATGGTTGATTGTACCTTATTGGTTTAAATATATCTACTACAAGTCCCCCCGTAGCTTTGTAGGTTTTTTGCGTACCTCTCATTAATGGGTTAACTTCTATAGCAAAACCATCAAAATACAAGTTAGGATTCTTATCTGTTATCTGTTTAGATCCTTTGAAAGGGTTATCTCTAGCCTCGCTATGATAATTACTTTTAATAGTTTTACCCGATAACTTGTGATCTTTAGGGTATTTAAAGGTATCTTGTGAAACACTTTTGTAAGGTTTTGATGGATCTGATAATGAAATTTTTATGGGTCCTGCCTTAGAATTATAAAATCTTGCTGCCCTTTTCATATTGTTTGGCATAACTGCAGTACCACTTTTGTTAATTCCCTTACCGGATGCGTATCCGTAAAATCTCTCGTTACCAGCTTTATAACCTTGTCTAAAACTTAATTTGTCAAATGGGGCAACGGCTACATAATCAACATTCTCTCTAGCTGCTTTATTCATTAAATATTTTAGAGCATGATCTCCATATTGATCTGCTTCGACTAAAGGGAAATAATCTTTTTGATTTCCAGTTCTCACTCCAAGTCGATTTAAAATTTGTGATGTTCTACCAAGATCATTTGATATTTGATTGACTAAACCTTGATCGCCTTTTGCAATAGCTTCAGATAATTCGTTAGATAACTTTCCTCTTTGATTTAACATAAAAGATAATTCAATATCTTTTTGGAAAGGATTGACTCTTATTTCAGGATTAAGTTGTTGTGATTTACTTAAAGACTTTGCAATACTTTGATTAACATCAGATTGTATTTCATTAATCACAAATACTTTTTTACCCTCTGGTGTAAATCTAGTATCGTATCTTACGTGATAAATATTATTAGTTTTTTCTGGAAGAGACTCTGTAAAATGTCCACCCTTATTAAAAGGACTTCTATTTGTAGTAATAGGTTCATCTAAAGTAAAAACAGTTTCTCTGTAATTTCTACCACCTTGCAAGGTGTAATTTGTTTCGCCACCATATTTTGTTCTATAAACTCCAGTAGATCCTTCAAACTGCACTGGCTTTAACCTATTTAAAGGATTAAGCTTAATCATCGCTCCTACTTCATTTGCATCAAGTTTAATACCAAATTTTTTAGCTGCAAATAATAACCCACCTGTAAGATCTCCTGCTTCATTGAAGGCAGCTAGATTAGTGTCAAATAATTCATCCTTAGAAATATTAACTTCTTTACCTGCAAAGGGTCCTGAATCGTATTTAAATCTTTTTTCTGCACGTTCTATTCTACTTGAGGGTTGACCAAATACTTTAAAGTTTACTTTTCTAGAAGAAGTTAAATGATTTAACCATTCATCTGCTGTATACTTACCTCTACCAATTCTCATAGCCCAATCATATGTTGATGAACCAAAAGCAGGTGCAGTGTCATCACCCATCTGTAATGGTTTAGTTTTTTTTAAAACTATAGGTGGGTTACGTATTTCTTGTACAGCTAACTCTTGCCCTTGTGCTTGTGATGGCTTTGGAGTGTATGTGATTTGCTTTTGTTGTTGTCCGGTGGTCGGTGTTGCTGAAGGCTTCTTCGCCTTAAATAATTCTTTACCGAACCTAAGTAATGCCTTTAGGGACATTGCCCCTCCTAGTACATTTTTGTAGGTTTGTTTCTACCTAGTTTGCATTTTGCTTTTACAGATGTTCCTGACTTGTAGCCCATAGGTTTCATCATCATTCCGCCACCCATGACTTTCGCAGGTTTCATTGAACCTCTTTTTGGTGCTTCTAATCTTTTTCTTTTTCTTTCAAAAGTATCAATTGCTGTAGATAGTTTACTTTTAGCTTCACCCATTCTACCAGTGTCAGCACCACCACCTTTAGTGTAACCCATAGGTCGTTTCATCATGCCACCACCCATTTTTTTCTTAGGCTCATCTTTCTTTTTCATTTTAGATTTTAAATATTGTTGTGCAGCAACTCCTGCTGCGGCTACAGGTAAAATTATT